ATCTTAACCTTACCGGTTGCTTTGATTAATTCTTCCATTTTTTCCTCTGGTTGTTTTGGTTGTTGAAAAACTACTAATCAATACTAGTATTTATACAAAATTTATAAACTATATCCAGTTCCAACATAATCTCCTGCCACATACGGTGATGCAGAGAATCTACCGTTCACGAAATAACTATCTACCCAGATGGTTCCACCCGCATCCGTTACAGTTTGTGAGTCAGAAACATTCTTTTGTGGTTCTAGAACATTGGCGTCAGAGACAGTTACCGTGTCTGTTGGAATTAGGTAATCAATGTCAAATGCTGTTGCGTCTGACAATGTGATTTCTTCCACTAAATCACTGCTTGCGTCATTAAGTTGTGTGAAATCTGTTGCTATATCATCAACAAGTGTGAACGTATCTGAGAGTCCAAGTGTAATTTCTTTCACAAATGTTTCAGAAGTACTTATACTATCAGTTGCAGTATTGTTTACACTTAATGATACCACATCTACAAGTGGAAGATTTTCAGACAATTCACTGGTGTCATCATGTGTTTGTAGGAATTCAATTTCTGTAACAGTATTTAATGAAAGTTGTTCTGAGAATGAGAAATCCTTATCTTTTGTAACTGTTTCTGTGATGTTAACACTATCAGACAATTCCACTGGAATTACAATCAACACATCTAAACTATCTGAAGATGAAACACTATCTGACAAAGCAATTGTGGTTTCTACTGATAAGTTGTCAATGAAATTTTGTGAATCAGATAATGTGTATTCAATGTTTTTTGTAAGAACATCGGTTGTAATAATACTATCAGATTTTTCAAGTTCTGTGTTTATTGTATTTACATTATCAGTAATGGATTGTGTATCAGTAAACACATATTCAGTATTTAATGCAATGTTATCTACGACACCCACATCTTCTTGTAAATCTGATGTTGCGTCATTTTGTTGATTGAAGTTTACATTGGTAGTATCAGACAATGTAATAGTATCTGTGAATACCATGTCAGTCACAAATGTTGTAACGTGTGATGTTGAAACTGAATCAACGTATGCGTTTTCTGTTTCTAGTACTGTATCATCTGTTGTCGTGAATGTGTCAGATAAAGATTTTTCTACAGCAAATGATGTGACATCAACTGTAGACACATCTTCTTGTAAATCAGATGTTACGTCATTTTGTTGGTCAAAATCTTGGAACAAACTATCAGTGATGGTTAAACTATCGGTAAGTGCTATGGTTACACCAAGAATTGCTTCATCCGTTACCGTGGTGCTATCACTTAATGGTTTTTCCACATCTTGTGCTAACACATCACCTGTTGTCACAACATCAGTTGCACCAAGACTTGTATCCATTGTCAACACATCTGTTGTGGATACGGTGTCTGAAGGAGTTTCAAGATATACAATAGCTACTTGTGCTACATCAGATACAGATACCGTGTCTGTGGTTACGGGGCGACTGATGGCTTTGGCCACCACTTCTGATACTGTAACTGTTTCTTCCAATTCACGATATGGCAAATCTTCAATGTCCACTTGATTGAAATCATCATCCACTGTGATTTCTTCTGGTGTAAGGTTACCAGTCAACAACAAATTGGAGAACATCTTGAAGCCCGCAGGATGTGAGCTCTTTAAATATGTGCTCTTCCAGTTGGATAATTGTTCTGTGGTTTCAATGACATAAGAATATGGTTGATAATAATCATTGTCTTGAAGTGTGATGATGTCTGACAAGAAGCCGGCATTATCAACATATTCACCAGGTGCATGATAGATGTGACCTGTGGCAAACGTGATGGCGGCAGTTGAAGAACCTGAACGACCATTATTGAAGTCCACGGAGAAGGTTTTCACAGGAGTATATCCGGTGGAAATGTTCACTTCAAACACAGCTCCAGTACCTGAACCCGAGGCGGTCAGCGTTGTTAAAGGAAGTCCTGTGGAGGGATTGATTTCTGTGCTGTAGTTGGAACCACCGTTCACCACAGTGACTTGTGTGATTTTACCACCAGACACTAACACACGGAATTCAGCACCTGAACCGTCACCCACAAGATTCACAGCTGTGGCACCCACGGCATATCCAGAACCACCGTCCAAGATGGTGACAGATTCAATCACACCTGTCTTACGAACCAAGAACTTCTCACCGCTATCCACGATGGACAACAACTTAATTTTACCACGGGTAGGAGCAGATGCATAATCACCGAACAGTGTGTAATCTTCAAGGAAGTATTGTTCAGCAAATGTGTTTTCTGTTTTAACTACACGAACAATGGCGTTGTTTTGCAGTAGTTCATAGGCGTAAGCAGCAGACCCAGCGGTAACTTCTGTATAGTCACCAGCAAAATATAACCCTTCTAGACCTGTTTCTGAAACGAAGTAGGTATCGTCACGACGGAATCTACTACCTGGTTCATCAACACTTAAAACAGAAGTTAACTGCTTAGAGATGGTACCATACGTAATGGTTTCATCTCCAACATATTGTACATAAACGTGAGTGTCGTAGAAACCTAAACTTGGTGCTAATGTAAGGTCGGCAGAAATGTCATCTGGAAATTGATAGTTGGGATTGATGTCAACTTGCAATTGATAGATGTTGGGACGTGATGTTTCATAGACATCAAGGCATCGTGTAGTAACTGTTCGTGCAAAATTACCAGCACCTTCAATGTATTCCAAATAATATAACGTGATGACTTTTTCTTTCAGTTCGTAGATGTTTTCATTTGGAAATAAAGTAGTATCTACCTTGATGAAACGTTTTCTACTCCAACGACCATCTGAAGCACGAAGAAGATAATCACCTGGATATTTTACTGTGGCTGTATCATTGAACATGAAACGGAAAAACATTTCCGTGGATGTTTCTGAACCTTTGGCTTCATAGTATTGATTGATGTATTTTATCAAACGACGGTTATCAAGAACCGTATCGCTTGGCATATCATAAGTGTATTGATTTCTGAAATATGGAATAAACACATCCAATGTTTCATCAATGTCCATCCAATCCATGTTATTGAGCAATACATCATGAACTTCACCTTGATTTTCTAGAAACTTATAATAGTGTTCTAGGAAGGTGACAAACTGCGGGTATTCAACCCGAACAAATTCAGGAATTTGTCCTGAAATTAAATGATGCAGCTTTCTCTTAATCGACATTATACTTCAGTGAATGGACGGCAAGAAATTGTTAATCCAGCAGAAATGTTAGCTACTGAATTGCTTTGACTATCATCTAATGTTAAAATACTGTTTCGTGATGGAAGTGCTGCCACGGCAAACGCAGAGGTATCTGATGTTCTTACTACTGCACTTGAAATGTTTTGATATAATGGTTGAGGACGAACTGACAAATATAATTCATTGATGTTACCAAGATACCCAGATACAATGACATTTTGTAGTGTTACCAATCCCGCATTGTAATGTACTGTTCCAACTGTGGCTATTGGTAATCTAGTTTGTGCTTCAATGAATTTAATGGTGCCATATCCATCATCATTGGCAACAGCATCATCACTGAAATCTTGTAGATATCCTTGATATGTCAATCCATTAATGTTAGTTACAAAGTTACTGCTTCGAAATGTTTCAGGATCTATGGCAGTTAAGAAATTCAACTCTTTGGAATATCCTGATGTTGTGCTAATACCCACAGGAATTCTTTTTTGTAATCGAAGTTTAAACACAGAACTTACAATAGATGTGTTAGTGTTTTTCACTGTTTCTGTCAATTTAGATAAGAAAAATGTTTTATCTAATGTTCCCAATTCCGTGTCAAAATAGTTTTCTATTTCATTTGTCACAAGAACTGATAAATCTGAAGGCTTTAAACTAGTCAACTTAGAATTGTAATTCACAATGCCTTCAATACCAAGATAAACATATTCTGGATCCACAAATTCATGTTTAATACTCATTACACTACGCGGACGTAGAATAGATTCTTTAATGAAATCTTTGTCTGCATCAGTTAACACAGCATTGGTTACTGGGTCAATGGAGATGAACACGGATCCATATACAGGAGGATCATTTTCTTCTCCTCCCCACACAGTAACTTCTCTGGCTTTTGTGAAATTTTGCTTGATGAGTGTTCTGTAATCTTCTGCTGTGACTGCTCGATTTCTGTTAGCATTGAATTTAGGTGCATTGAAACGAATGCTATCAATGCTTTCTCTTGATGCTCCACCAGCTGAGGGTTGAATAATAGTGATGTCTACTTGGTCTTCACCATCAATATCACCAACTAAAGTGAATACTCGTGCGCCGTTGGCATTGGAACCTTCAGACACAAGATAAGTGATGGTGACAATGTTGCCAGCTATCAATTTAGCGCCAACATTATCATCACCAAATATCACTTGATATTGACCTGCATTGTTTTCTTCCACCCAAAACACTTTGCTAGTGCTAGTTACATCTACAATGCTAGAGGTTTTCACCCAATCAACACTTGTTAAATTAGAGGTGGATGTTTGAACAGAAACTTCTACTGTTGAAGTATCTACGTTACCGTTAGGTATAATGAGCGGTCCAGATAAATTATCTGCACCAATTAAAAAACTATTAGATAGATATACACCCTCAATCAATTCCACATCAGTAAACACAAACTTGTTTTCATTGTTTACTGTGGCAGTTTGAGATTCATTAACATTGAATGTATAAGATGTTCCGTTTATTGCAGCATTAAACTTCACAGCGGGTGTAATAGACAATGTGTTACCTACAGTAACATCTTTTGTTACTGACAAATCTACACGTGCTTTAGCAGATGTTGTGGAACGTGGGCTATATCCTAACATTTTTGCCAAAGAAACCACAGATGTTCTTTTAATGGCAGTGTCAATGAACATTTCATTGGCTTGTAAATTGGCAAGAACTGCATTGTAATGTGTGTTATATGATAACACATCTAAAAGCAAATTCAATGCTGAACCAGTGAAATCATAATCTGTGAATTCAGGCTGAGCAGCTAGATAGGTTCGTAAATTATTTTTAATGGTATCAAAATCTAATTCTGTGACGTTAAGTTCTGCCATTATCGTAATCTCTCTAGTGTTACTGTTAGTGATGTAGGTTGATTTATACCTAACACAGTGAAGTAAATGGATACTTCATAACTGTTTTCTTCTTCCACAGGAACCACATCAACTAAATCTAAACTCACACGAGGTTCATAGGTTTCAATGGTGTTTTCTATGCTTCGTTTCAATGTTTGTGTCGTGATGGGATCAATAGGCTCAAACAGTAAACCTTGAATCTTAGAACCCACTTCAGGTTGAAACAATCTTTCTCCCATGTTTGTGAATAATAACGTTTTCAAAGATTGTTTCACGGAATTCACATCAATTTTTTTCAGCACATCTTGTGTTTCTGGATGTGCCGAAAATGTGATGTCCAAATCTTTGTATAGTTTGTTAGGAGAAAGAATAGGCATTTTTATTGAATATTTATATGGTTACTTTAGACGTTACCAAGATTTAACAATGCGCCACGGCCCCCAGAAGCATATCTGTGATTCATGAATGTTCCAAATGTGTTTCTACAGCCATTTCTGTTAAATGTGACGTGGATCCATGGCATTCTGCTGCCTGTGGTCTTGTATTCCAAGAGTAATTGGTCAAAATTCACATTGGCTTTAATCCATTGAGCCACTTCGTAGTATTTGTCTTTGCTGAATCCCGGGAACTGCAAGTCGGCTGCTTGTCCATATAAGTGTTGAGAATTCAAAGCACCACCCTCAGGAACAAAGTCTCGGAATCCGCTGGAAATGATGACATTTGGATATTGTTGTTTGATAGGGTCAATGCATTGTTCTGCAAGAGCCTTTAAGTTACACGCCATGTCTTGAATGGTGTTTCCATTAAAGGCACGTAATTGGGCTCTGGATGCAGCTGCGTTCGTGAAGTTTCCAATGGTGAAGAAATTGGAAATCTTCAAACTATTGCTAATGGTTTCTTGATTGTTAATATCACCACAACCAGGAATCACTTGTCGTCTTGATGGAGCTGGTGTGTTGTCTGTAGCTGTGGCAGGAGGTTGAGGACGATTCAATTCTTCTCTTGTAATCAATCCTTCATCAATGGCTTGTTCTTGAAGTTTCTTGATAACAGCAGCATTTTCTTCAAAATTTTCACCCAACAAATCCAATGTGAATGTAAGAACTTCTTCACGATTTGGAACTATAAGTTCTGAGAATTCTGGAAGTGTTGGTGTTTTTTCATCTACAGGAGTTAAATCACGCACTGTAGCTGCATCAAATGTAGGTACTGGTGTAGGTGGTGATACAGACAAGGCGCCTTTAAATGTTCCTTGAAAAATATTTCCTTCTGTGATGGGACTACTGATGCTTGTTTTAGTAGTTCCCCCCAATTTCATAGTACTACCGGCTTTCACTTTCATTTCACCAGATGATTCAATGGCAACATCAGCACTTTTGATGTCAATTTCTGTTTTTGCATTCACACTTAAATCTTCATTGGTGTATACTGTCATGGCTTTACCTGAGGCGATATCTATTTTACCCGCCACGTTCAACTCGTAATCACCATGTACATGAGTTGTTAAATTACCATCCACCTGTAAGTCACAATTGTTCTTCACATAAATTTTGCAATTACCTTCAATGGTAACGTTGCTGTTACCTTTAATTAAAATGTTGTTGTGACGAGCATAAATTTCATAATTGTCACCTACAACTTTATGCACCATGGTACCATTTCTATCTACATCAATGAAAGTACCTGCTTTATGATACATGGTGATTCTTTCATTGTCTGTGGTATCATCAATTTCAATGGTGTGTCCAGATTCAGATTCAAATACATGATTATAGGGATAGCTGGCATTGTAGGCAGTTAAAGGTTGGTCCCAGGTGCCTTCTAAAGCCATAGATACACTTTTTTCACGACCATCATCTTTAGTTTTCACAATGGTCTTAGCAATGGATTGATTTCTTGCTAAACGATTTGTATCAGGTTCGCTAGTTTCTAGATAATCGGATTTAGGGTATACTTTGTCTGGGTCTTGAAATCCTTTATTGGTTCCGCGCAATCTATCATAGTAACCTTTACCTGGGACACCTGCCATGGTTCCGATGATGATAGGTTCCTGACCATCTTCACCATCTCGAAAATATCCAGTCACCCAAGTTCCTTCAACTGGGCCCACAGGCGTAGTACCTATGCCAGACATGGCAGCTGAGGTGATGGGTTGTAGGGGATATGCCCATGGCAAATCAGCAGTAGGTAGTTCTGCCTTGTCAGCAGTATGATATCCTACAATGCGAACACGACAACGACCCAAGAACATTGGGTCCTTTCTATCTTCAACAACACCTATCCACCAATAAAATCCGTTACCGTAAATGTTTTCCATAATTATTATAATGGTTGCTTGAATGAATCTTTCATGATTTCCATCGTCATTTCATGTTTGTTAATTGTGAATTGATGACGAATGCTAGTAATTAAATATTTTCCAGATAGATAAGGATCAAGATAATCCGCAGTGCTAGCATTACCTTCCAACGCTTTGGCAATAGGCTTTGGAATCAACACATCAATGACTTTACCTACTTCAATGTCAGTTCTACCAGGCACTTCAATGCTAAATCGTAAATTGCTTGCTTCATACATTAAACTATTTCTTTGCATAACCCAAGTTTCATACATAGGGTCTTTGTTTTCTTCAAACATATTATATTGTTTTGTTCTTACACGACGATAAGCATCTGCATTTTTAGGGATGGTTTTCGGGAACGTTTGTGTATCACCACGTTCATGTAAGTTGTATACTTTTTTATGATACTCATATTGGTCATGACTGAATTCTTGATATTGCTTCAATGTAATGTCATGAGTTATCAACTTACTTGTATAATACCCATAATCTTGCGCACGAAACACATCCATGTATGGAATAACACTCATTCTGGTGATGCTTTTATACTTGTTGGACACATTTAAATCTGTATTGCCTTTTGGTAGGAAAGAGTATGTGTCAAACACAGTATCACCGTCACGGATCAATCCTTCAATACTTGCCAAATAGAAATTTTTGTTGCCTTCAAAAAACAATACATTAGGTGCTTGTTTGTAACTTCTATTACAAATCCAATTGATGAATTTCAAAGGTGACCAAAATGTAGGTACTGCTGATAAACTAGTGACATGATTTTCTTTGATAACAAGATTTTTCTTGTCTTTTAGATAATCATCAAACACCTTTTTCACGATGCTATGTGTGGTACCAGAAAACTTTTTACTGATACGAAGAACATTATCAGATACAGCTTCCACAGAAATGAAGTTGATTACATATCCTTGTTCTTTTTCTGCTATTGCACGTTCTGAAACAGATGTGACATAAAATGTTCTTTGAATACGTTCTGTTCTGAAACCAGGTGTACGGAATGATAATGTAATTTGTTCTAGACCAGAAAAAGGAACTTTGTTGATGAAGTTAGTGGCGTCAGAAACCACAATATATCCAGTCATCATGTTGGAAAAAATATCTTCGTAAATCACGGTTTGTATAGCTAAGGTACGAATATCATAGCTTTTACCACGTGATGTTACAATGATTTTCTCCGTGATTACTTCAGACGGATCTTTTAATAGTTCAGAATTTTCAGACATTATTCACCACGAATTAAACTATCAAATTCTTGTTCAATAGTAGGTATCAAAGCAGGATCTAAAACTTTTATTGTTCTTTTAGCATCATTTTCTTCCACTTCATATGTGTAGTTGGTGACAGGAACGGTGTTCATAGAATAATCTTCATCAACAATATATCCAAGTTCTGTGTCATAGTAATGATGAACATCTTCTTCTGGGTCAATAATGGATGTTATAGTTAAATCTTCAGTTTCTGTTGTTACATTAGTTAACGTGTTCGATGTTGTCAATAGAATTTTTCCAACTTGAGAACGCATATGAACCACATCATCCACAACCTTACTTACTAGAAATTTTCCATCATTATCTGATGTAATGACATCATTGGCAGTATATTCAGTTCCATCAGGAACTGTGATTTTGAAATCATATTTCAAGTACACTAAATCTGTCACCTTGGCATCTAAAATAGGCCATTCTTCGCGTGGGTTTGTGATGTCATTCACCATGAGAATCACCCAATGATAGGCAGGTGTGCCATATAATTTATAACTTACTTGTTCAGGTGTTTCTCCATCTTGAGTGAAGTAATCTTCCAATACCACAGAGTTTTCACGAAATTTATCTGAGATGGAAACACGACGAAGAAAATCTGTGATGATAACAGGACGACTGTTACTTGTCACAATCATGTTGGGAAATTTAGAAAAATATTTCATTAGAATCCTTGTTCCACACGTTCTTCTGTAAGAACTTCTAGTTCTGTGAATGAAAGTGTCATGGAAATTTCTGCAGGTGCACCATTGGTGCCTTTAAAGGTGACGAAATCACTACCACCATACTCAATCTTTAAATTGGTTAAGGCGCAACTACTGATTTGCGGTAGATAGGTGTTTCTTCCATTTTCTCTGTAATGATATTCAATGTTGAACTCAGCAGGATAACTTAAGAAAAACTTATCAGTTCCTTGCTTGGGGTGCATGTATTTTCTAAATGTTTTAATGATGTTTTGTATTTGAGTAAGTTCTGCCACATTTTTAGGAAGAAATGTATAATCGAAACTGAAGGTTCTGAATCCCATGCTTTTAAACAATTGTGCCTTGTAGGGATTCACAGCTTGTCCTGTTGCAGAACTGATAAGACCTGCTGCATCACCAAACTTTCCAAGAACACTATCATTGGCATTTTTAATACCTAAGGCAGCTGTGGCAGCTCCCAATCCCACCAATGTTTCTTTGGCAGCATCAATTCTTCCAGAAATGGCACCTTCACCTTCTCTACCAGTGAACACTTCTTTCAAATCAGATGCAATTTCTGGAGCTCCACCCAACACACCCAGTTCTGTGTCTTGCCAATTGGCTGTGTATGACACTGAAGGTTTGTTGTTCAAATATAATGCAATGGCGGTTTTCAATGTCACTTTGTCACGGTTGTTGGCCAACACGGCACCTGCTGCTCCACCGGCCACGGCTCCAGTGACAGCTCCCGCCACTTCAACTTTGCGCGTGACTTGTGATGGGATTCCACCTTTATTTAAAATGTTACTACCCTTGTCTACCACATCAGCCAATGCTTCAGCACCTGCAATTGCACTCAGTGCCGCAATAGTCAATGGACCAGCTTTTTGTTCTGGGCGATTCTGTCTGGAAAAATCCACAGGTGTGGATCCTCGGGGTGCTGCTTGTTCTGTAGCACTTCTGTCACCATCTCGCTTGCTGATGTAAAACATCACAAAATGGGGATATTGAATGCTTCCCACTTCAGTTGGATAACGATACACCTCTAACCCAGCATTTTTCAACTTGGCAGTGGCAACACTTTCACCTTCTGCAGGGTCAGTTCTTCCGAAAGGATTGGCCCCTGCTGTGAAGTTTCGTGAATTAGGGGGACGTTTTCCGTCTATAGGCATAAATAATTTCCTTGAAAGACTTTACAGATATTTATATGGCTTACACCAAAGATACGTATAAAGGAAGATTCATACCAAAAAATCCCCAGAAATATGTCGGGGATCCAACGGAAATCATATATCGCAGCAGTTATGAATTGAAGTTCATGAAATGGTGTGATACCAGTGATTCGGTATTGAAATGGGCCAGTGAAGAAATTGTGATTCCCTATATAAGTCCCATGGACAATCTAGTTCATAGATATTTTGTGGACTTCTACATAGAAGTCATGGAAAAAACTGGGAGAAGAAAAAAATATCTTGTGGAAGTGAAACCGTATAGATTCACGGTCCCTCCACAAGTTCCTCAAAGAAAAACACAGAGATTTATTTCCGAAGTAAAGCAATGGGGTGTAAACAACGCAAAATGGAGTGCGGCCCGGAGATTTGCTTCTCAGCACGGATGGGAATTCATGCTTGTTACAGAGAAGGATTTAGGAACTACTATAAATAGTAAGTAGTTTTTAACTTCATTCCGGACATAGTAAGTTTAACACGTTGTCAAGTAGTAGTCAAGTACTCAATTTTACCATTTATGCCTCCTAACCAGTCAGAAACAAATCGTCAACGTGAAACACCGGGAGGAACTGAACGGTGGTATCAAGACATGGTTAAACGGCTTGGTTCTGGAAAAGGAAGCAAAACTTTACAAAGTGAAATTGGTGAGTTTACAGGTTCAGCTCAAGTAGGAAGCATGTATGTATTTTCCTATGACCCGAAATTGGCTGATGTTCTCCCATACTATGACACAGTACCTGTGGTAGTTCCATTCAGAATTGTATCAGATGGTTTTTATGGATTGAACTTTCATTATCTATCACCAATGCTTCGAACTGCTCTGTTAGATAAAATGATAGATTTAACTACTTCTCAACCACTAACAAACACCTCAAGAATGAGTTTGACCTGGAGATTGTTAAATAATGCCTCACGTTTTCCTGGTGTCAATACTTCAGTGAAAAGGTATTTGTATAGTCAGATGGGTTCACGATTATTGAAAGTGTATCCGAAAGATTGGAGAAAAACCATTCTATTACCAATAGACAATTTTGAAAAATCCTCAAGAACCAATGTGTTCAGGAATTCACGGAGTAAAATTTAATGACCGGTCCTCGCCCAGAACCACAACAACTACCAGCAGTAAAAACTTCTGCAACTGTTCCAGTTCCAACATTGGAACAGTTTCTTGGGTTTGTTAAGACACAAAATCTTGCTCGTCAAGAACGATTTTTTGCACAGTTTTATAACATAGGATTGGGTGGTAGAGATTTAGCTTTGTTGTGTCATCAAGCATCTTTACCAGGTAAAAATATTGGAACACGCCAACTTAGAATAAATGGTTTAAGTAGAACCTTCGCTCAAACCGCCGATTACATGGGTGATAGCATCACGTTGGAATTTTTAATTGATACAGACTTCACCCCAAGAATCATCATGGAACAATGGATGGAAAGTTGTGTATCCAATTTTGAATCTGGAAATGAAGTGGGATTCTATGAAAACTATGTCCGAGACATCACATTACATGCATTAGCTCCCGCAGGCATTCCAGGTGAAGCTTTGTTTAACTGGAGTCCTACTCAGGCAGATTTAGGATTGCGTGACAAAATAACAACAAGTAATCGTGGATTAAATGTTGCCATTGACAATGTGTTCAGAAGAAGCAAGCGTTTGGCAGACAACACATTTAATAAAGTGAAGTCTCAGGCCTTTGGTGCAGTTCGGGGTATTGCTGCTCCATTGTTAGATTTAGCCACAGACTCAG